CCTAAAATGGTGATATTCAAGTCTAACAAATCAACGGAAAAATCACCACCCCCAATATTCCCAACCTTAAAATCAAAATAGCGGCCTTCTAAATCTTCCGTTAATGGAATTTCATTTCCATGTTGTTTCATATCTATTCTTACCGGTGGCATTGTGAATATGCGGCTATAATCATCATCTATGGTTATTTTTAAAAATAATGATCCTTCGGACTCGTAACCGACATATATTGTGTTCAATACCTTTTGTTTCGATGATCCAAAATCGGTTTTTATGATTCTGAAATATCCGTCAATATCCGATCCATCAGCATCGTTACACTCACAAATCGAATAAATGCCATTCTCATTGGCGGCTAAATATTGTTCGCCTAAATTACCATAACTATTAAAATTCATTACGGTTGATTGAGTCGGCGCAAATTGCGTTATTTCTGTTATGATTGAAAACATTTATACCTCAAATTCGGCTGGATCAAATTCTATTAAATAAGCCTCAATATTTCCAGGTAAAGCCCCATCGTCAAGAGCTTCTTGTTTTGTACTGTTTGTAATTAAAGAAACCACAGCAGCTTCTAATTCTGTATTCCTGACTTGATTTTTCGGATTGTGGTCAGTAGCTTCATCCGTAAATTCTTCACACCCGGCAATGCATTTTACAACCATATCGTATATATTAGAACTGCCCGAAGCAGACGGATTATGCGGGTAATCATAATCATGAATGTATTCTTCCCAACCAGCCTGCGCAATTCTCATAACCATACCGGTTGAAATCTGATACATAATTTTCTTATAGAATCCAGAATTATCATGCTTTAAATAATGACTATATGTTGTACTGATTTCTCGATCTCTTCTATGATAAAAAGGAATGGATACTTCTTGCTCATAATACCATCTTTCTCCTTTGTGCAAAGCCTCTGTCCCCAACGGCGTAGTCATAGAGCTTTTTCTATCTAAAACCGTTGTTCTTTCAGCAAGAATAACAGTGTTAGCCCACCAACAATCCGGTCCTAATTGTGTCTCATAATAGTCGTTACCGGTATAATCATAAACCGAATAAGGAAAACACGCACTTAGCCCATTTCCATTAACCGTCTGTATTTTAGCATATAAAGAACCCGTGCCGCTTATCGGTGGCTGATAGGATGGAAAATAATCATAATATTCTGTCCGGTAGATACCATCCATACCAAGATAAACACCTCTTGCTATTGCCGACCCATAATCTTCAAATTCTGTAAATCCCACCCGCTCCCTTCCATTTCGTCTAAGCACATATTCAGTCACGCCATCAGGTCTTACAAACGGTACTGAATTTTGATTATATACATATTCATCAGGGCGTACTAACCAATACTTTCCTGGGTCATCAGGACATTCACCACCTGCACTACCAGACCCCACAAAACTTGGCTTTGAATAACTGCCAGAAATTGAGTTAATTCCATAATTAGCAAAATTATCATAACATGGCTTTTCCGCCGGCCGTTCTAATTCTAAAAGAACCCCGCCAACATCCCCCCATTCATACACGTCTTGTTCTGAAAACCCCGGAATCGGCATGTAATCATTTTCTTGAATATTCCAAATAAAAACTTGATCGGTTGCATATTGAGAGCCTGAAGGAATAAATCGTACCAAAAGAACAGGTTCTCCAATTGAAATAACTTCCCCTTCCGGTAAATCTTCAACCACCGGCATAAACACTTCAATTCTCGACAATGATCCGATGGCCTGAACAAAAACGTTTCCGCCGCCGGGTAAAGGAATAGTGTCCTGAGATTGAAAAATAGGTTCAAGCCCCATTTTCGTAGGCAATTCCATTCTTTGTCTCAGTTCATCTAAACATTTTTGACCAAAACGAACAAACCTTGCTGCCGCTTCTTCGTCACCGTCTAAAGTTATTCTGTGTTCAAAATCCATTAAGCCTCATGTTGATAGGTATGACTTTCCGAATAACTGTCACTTTCGCTTCGGCTGAATCTCCGACTTGTACCGTCAGACAATCCGGCATGTGTGTTCAATCCGCTCATTGCGCCGGCGGCGATCTGCGCCAAAATAGAAGCGATTGTTTTTGCCACTTCAATATTTAAACCAAGTGAGCTAAGATAGCCCTGCAAACCCACTTCCCATTCTTTAATGGCCAAACTGGTTTCGTTGTTGGATTGAGAAGTAAGCGCTTTCAATCGTTCGATTTTAGCGTCAACATCGATCCTGGCCTTGTCTATATCGGCGGCGAACCCGTTTATTTGAGCCGCATACACCTTGGCCAACCCATCAATGACACCAAGAACGGCGTCAATCTCGGCCTTGAATCTTGTTGTTTCACCGACATTTTGATCGGTGATCCCCTTATTCATTGAGACATAGGCATCAATTTTTTTAGCTTCGGCATCTATCTCGGAAGTAATCCCCTGTAATCTGGCAAGATAAACCTGGACTTTCTTTTCAAAAATTGAATAGATCATTTCAACCGTTGTTTTTGCCGATTCAAATAGCCTTGATTGAACAGCATTGAAATGACCTGATAAATTATTTTCAAGCGTTACCGATAAGGTATGAGCGAATTGGGTGTTGTTTTGAGCTAATTCGGCCTGAACCTTCATAATTTCTTGGTTCAAATCCTCTTCCTTGCGCTCAAAATCGGCATTAACCCGGCGCAATTTATAATCTTTTGGGCCAGATGGAATATTAAAACTCCTGGAAGAGTGGAAAGTATCGGCGTTTTCAAACGCTAATTCCCAGGCTTCGGTTAATCTCGTTCTCGCTCGGTCAAATATTTCCTCTTCAACCGCCGCCGTGAGTCCGGTGCCACCATCTAAAAGCCAAGTCAAGAGGGACGCTTTAACGGCATCTAAAAGGCTAGATTGATAAGGTTCTTCATTATATGAAAAATCATCATCCGGCGTTTCTTCGTCAAATCCGGGAATGGCCGGGAATTCCGGCTCATTAAAATCAATTAATTCTTTTCTTTCCGGGGGGTCAACATCATCGGTATCCGGGAAAACAGGCGGATCAGGCCGCAGATGGTCAATAGACGTTTCAATCTCATCGTCTATGTAATCATAATTAATACCTGGGTCTGCGGTACTTGCAGATGTAATCTCATCCCTTAAATCATTAAGCGCTTCATACATTGCTGCAAGGGCTTCATCGGCCTTATCTCTAAGATAGCTCATTTGGCTTTGAACTATCACACTTGATTCATTGGTAAAAAAGTCAGATAAACTCATATCAACACCTTGAATGTTTTAATATAATTGTTGGAAATACATTTTTAATTTGTGCATCAATTTCAATCATTGGTATTGTAAGTGATCCTTGGATTATATTATTAAACCCAATGAGCGACTCTATTTCAATAAATGGAATTGTAATATCAACGGTTAAGTAATTCCCGCTCTTAATAATGCCGTCCACTTGGATCATAGGAATTGTTATATCAGCATCAATGCTTATTGAGTGAATGATCTCAGCCGCCACCTGGATCATGGGAATAACAAGATCAACGGTTATTTCATCCCTTGGGACGATATCCGCATCGACCTGGATCATTGGAATGGTAATATCGACTTCCATCCCGAAACTGGTTTCAATCTGAATAAATGGAATTGTTACATCAGCGTCTATGATAACGCTTGTGACTATAAGTTTTAAAGCATAACCCGGGGTGGAATAGTGAGAGTGATAACAGTCATGAACCGTGAGCGTGGTTGGCATACTCAGGGTGATATTATCAGCAAAATGCTCGTGGTAAGTATCATTAACCACCAACAAGGTAGTTGTTTCCAAGATTACATTATCGGCAAAATGCTCGTGGTAGGTGTCCTGAACGATAAGAGCACCAGCGAAAAGCGCTATATTGTCAGCAAAATGCTCATGGTAGCAATTATTGACGGTGAGTGTAGGCGGGCCCACCAAAACAACATTATCGGCAGAATGCTCGTGGTAGGTGTCCTGAACAGTCAGGGACGAGGAGACATACTCTTCTATTTCAGCAACCTTACCGGAAGCCCCGCCGGCTCCAAAAGCAAATGTATTTGATGCCTCGACATTGACAACTTTAAAATATCTGGCAGTTTGGGAAGAACTAAATTCCAATCGAAAACCGAGACAATTTGAAATATGATAAAAGATAGGGGGGCCATCCCATCCACTATCAACTTCCGTCCACGCACTATTATCTGATGATTTGAAAACTTTTGCAGAATCCATAGCTGAACTATACCAGGTTGAAAGATCCCCGCCCGCATGGATGCAATAAACATCTAAACCGAATACTTCTTTGGATTCACCAAAATCGATACCGTAAGAATATTGACCGGACCAATAAGCACTTCTTGCCCCAGTACAATCAACCCCGTCAACAATATCAGACTCACCAGTGGTCATGGCTCCGCTGGTAAAAGGGCTTGAATCCGGTTCTAGGTATAGGCCGTCAGTCATTTGGTCATGGCTCCGCTGGTAAAAGGGCTTGAATCCGGTTCTAGGTATAGGCCGTCAGTCATTTAAGCAACGTCACGGACTTCGATATCCCATGCCGGAATAGTTACCTGATTGCTGGCTACAAGCGCCTGGGTGTCACAGGTCGTGACATACAATAGCGTAGGTGTTGAAGCGACACTACCAACCAGGGCCACATGAGCGGCGCTACCGGACGAGTCAATAGAAACGTTTGCGGCTTCATCAACCGTTATTTTACGACCGGATGTATCACCCGCAGCCGGTCCAGTAAAATTACTTGAAGTCATGGCTTGATCGGCCAGGGCATAAGTGGCGGTTGCCTCGGTATAATTGGTCGGTTCAGTTGAACAAATAATCATTTCGTCACAATTAGCCGTAATATAAGCTAAAGCGGCGTCTAACATTGCATCATTTTGTGATTTGGCCATTTTCTTTTTCCTCCTGATAAGTTACATAGGGCGGATATAGTGGATTTCCGCCGGTAAATTCGGAAACCGTTTGATCTCCCATCATAAAAGCATTGTGAATCCACAATCGGAATATGGTTGCGGCTCTATGATCCGGTTGTGGAAAATTCTTGTTATTAAACGTAATTAACTCTTCTAATGTTTTTTCTTTTAACTTGTCCTTTTCGGACATTTCCCATTTATCACTTGGTCCAAATTTATGCTCAAACTCGGTGCATCCTCGCTTAATAATCGGCTTGATTGTTTCACCAGTAAACGGATTTTTTAACAATTCAATCCTACTGGCCGCATCTTGAATCTGAGGTAGTTTTCTTTTAGCTTCGTCCAGGGACCGATTGTAAAAATATGCCCCGAACGTTCCAAAAACTGTTGGTCTGGCTTCCCATCCTATTTTGCTCGGAAAGTCCAGGTATTGCATGATATCGTGAAAATCAAACGCAGCTTTTATATTTGCCGGTCTAACGACTATTTTCCAGCAAGAATAGCAAGGTGTTGGAATAAAATCGCAATGTTCAAAATAAACATGATGCCAAAGATAGCATTTTGTCGAACTCACGTTTTTAATGAATAACCATGGAGTTATGTCGCTCATTCTCATATTTAATTCATAACTTCCATCATCTGCGCTTGTTATCCGTCCCGATCCAATGGCGCTTCTTAACATCCCGGTAGCGTCCATACGGGTAATGCTTAAATAGTCCTTGTTCTTAATCATCGGCTAATTTTCTCCCTGTTATTTGTTAAGCGACTTTCGGCTGCGTTATGTTAAATGAAGTAAGCGTATTAACAACACCGGATGTAACTTGAGTGTGGGTAATCCCAAAGTCTTGGCTGGTTCCAACTCCAACACGGCCTTGGATTCTTGGGGATTGGAGGTTTACGCTATCATTACCCTCTATGTAGCCGTTGTCATACAGCCGGCCATAATAGGCCGTATCAGTAACAAGCCCGGTTCCCTGAACCGTATCTCCGGAAGCAACCACAATCTTGCCAATGGAATCAAAATCCCATTGGATACCATTGGTAAGCGTCCCAGGCGTAAGCCCCCCATCGTCTACCGTCATTTCAAGCAATTTGGTTCCGGTGGCGGCAAGATCAGCATTAGCCGGTTCAGGTGATGTGTAAACCACAAAAATGCTGTATCTCAATGCTTCTTGCCAACCGAATCCATTTACAGCTAAAATGGTCGGTGTATCCACGGCTGCGGCCTCGGTTGAAATTGTTGCCTCGCTAACAGTAATAACGCCGGCCACAAGACTCGCTATGGTCCAATATCCAGCGTTTGTACTGGCGCCGCCACTCACGACATTAATCACCATTCCCGGTCGAAACCCTGCGGTTAAAAAATCGCCCTGAGTTGTATTGATTAAATTTGGAGCGGTAAAACTTATTTGGCTTCCAGCATCAACGACACTAATGCCCTTGCCGATAATCCGATTCACCAAAGCGGTTGAAAGTGAAATAGCCATTTTTCTTTCTCCTATGTAAATGTTGATATTAGTTTTTCGTTATTTACAACGATTGAAGCCCCATAGCTTGAATCCGGTAAATAGTTGTTTCCTTGTGCTGGTATTCTTCTGATAAGTTTATTAATCGTATGGTTCTTGCAATATCCCCCAGGACCAAGAACGTAACATCCAAAATCAGACCAAGCGACAACAACTTCACCGGAAAAATCCATACCAATGTTTTCGGCCATGCACCGTGAGCCGCTATTTTGGATAATCGATTTATCGCTTACTTTTCTAAGCGAAAACGAATTATCATCCCTGAGAATATCGCCGCCTGATAAAAAATAGGTTGAATAACTGTCACCTACGAAAAGCCCATCGGCCATGTGTTCAAGGAAAGTAATTCTTCCAGGGAATATGATATAATTATGTTCCAGGTTAAATTTGCCAAAATCATGCGGTTCAGAAGCATAGATCGCATTATCCATGGCAATGTACATGCGGCCATTAAATAACGTTAGAAGGTGGCCATAGGGGGGATCGGCAAATTGCTTAGTTGTATCGGGACCGACATAATCAAGAGCTGTCCATCCATGAGAAACACGATTATAAACCTTGCCTTTTTCATGGCCGTTTAGATAATAGATGTATTCTTTTTTTCCATCTGACGCTTTTTCGTAATCGATATAAGCATCGGTCATGTTTGCCCGGACGCTTAAAAGATCGCCACCAGGATCAACGGCCATTAGGTTGTTCCCATTTCTGAGGACAAGCAAATATCCGCCACAATCGAACGGACATAAAGATTTGAATTCACCAGCGACTAATTCTGATAATCCTTGCTGAAGGCTAACCCTGCCGGTAGAATCAATTTCAACGTTAATCGCTTCGGATAATTCGGAAATCCCGGTTTCCGGATTAAAATTTAATCTTGTCGGATCTACGCGGTTGTTAAGACCTGAACTTCCTGAAAATATTCTCATTTATTAACCTCTAAAACCGTCGACTCGTAAAGTATGACCTTGTTGCTGAAACCTTATATCAGCAAGCCCCTGGTTAAAATGACGTAAATAATTGTCTCTATTTACCTTTGCACCATCGGCGCCCCTTTCAATAAGATCGAAAATTTTATAAGAAACGTAATAGATCAATAAGTTATCGGCCATTTTATCGTCTAATCCGGTAAGATCATCCGGAGTGGCCGTTAAAAGAGTTATTGGAGTAGGTTTTTTAAAATAATGAAGAGTAAGTGTTTCAAGGGCATCATCGGCGGGAATATATTGATAATGAAGATTTGCTCCACGAATAGCGGCATCGTAAACCGCTCCCTCATCATCAAAACCATCATGGTATTTCTTTCTTAGAAATTGAAGATTAGAATGAAGCTCGACTTCAATACCCTGGGTATCATTAAAACAAAAGAATAATTCACGGTGAAAATCATCCGGCAGCGCCACATAGGAAGTATCGGCAACCGTTTCAACCGTATCGTCAGCCTCTAAAGCGGGTAAATCGGCTTTCATGGCGATAAAATGGATCGCTTCGTTTACAAATTCAAGAAGCCTTGCCCCGATTATATCCCCCAGGACTCCTGTATATGTCCAAACGACACTCCCATCATTTACCGTTCCGGCACCCGGCCACGTTGGTTCGGCCAGGGCAGTAAAGCCGGCTGTTGTACAAATATAATAATTTCCATCGTCATTTTCTTCGGTGGGCTTAATGATTTGGCCAACAACATAGGGAAAATAACCCTTTCTCGTTTTTGGAAGTAACATTGAGAAATCCGGGACTATCTCGCTGACCGATATAATAATTCCATTTATTGTTTTCATTAATTACCCCATAGCGGCTTTGGTTATTTTAGTCCCTTCGGCCTTTTGAGAATAAAATTCTTTTGCGGTAGCTTCCTCTAAGCGCTCATAGGGAAACATGCGAATATGAGCGATATTTTTTCGATCCTCGCCCGGTAATTGCTTGAATTTGGTGTACCTTGCATGATCGGCACATTCCAAAAACCTTTCAGGCAAAGCGACTCTTTTTTCTCGTTGCAAAACCAGGGTTTCGCCGTTTACGGATAATTCCACATCGTCCTTATGAGTTGGGTCTGACTTAGCTTGAAATCGAACCCAAAAGTATTTCTCATTCGGGACTTTGGATGTTTCCGGCGATTGTTTTTTCGCTCCTTCAGTAGCAACATACTTCGGTGTTTCTTCTTTAGTTGTAACCATTGTCTTTTCTCCTTTGCTCTTGGATTTTCTTGAAATCTCTTGGCTTTTGTAAAAAATTCAGGGGGGAAGGGTATAATTTTAATCCCCTTTCCCTTTTGGTTCTTAAAAAGTGTCCCAACCCGCCTGAATGAATGATAAGTTAAAAGTTATTGTTTACGGACCAGCATGTGAAATAATGCCGGAAGTCCAAACCTTACCGCCAATCAAAAGATTGAGGTAATAGTCTTCGGCGGCATCCTGGGTGCAATCAATATCAATATTGCCATCGGCTTCACTTAGGGCATGAAAAAACACCACACTATCCCCGCCGGACGGAAACATCGTCCCATCCGTTCCGATTGCAAGCGTGTCGGGCGCAGTTGTAGCGATAATATCCCCGATAGTATCCTCGGAGACCCAACCATGCACCATGGTTCGATAATCAATATTGTTTCCGTCTGCATCCCTTAATTGAGCGGCTATATTGATTACAGTTGCGGCCTCGACACCTACGGTAAACACAGCATCGTAAGGCGCCTTTAAGCCTAACTGGTCAGAAACCCCTTCTCTGAATTCCACAGGCCCATCGAATATAATTCGACCATTAAAAAGCCTGTCACTTGGTATTGTTAGCATTTCGCAATCTCCTTCTTTTTCGATATCGAAATAGCGATATCGGCTAATTAGGCGTGATTGCCAGCTTCAAAGAAACAAAGGGCATCATCGATGTTTGCCTCGGCGGTAGAGTCCAGGAAAAAGCCGGCTGGCATTACCTGGCCGGCGGAAGCTCCGATAAAGTCAAACATCCCATGCAGCGCATTGATAACACCGGACCTTGAGGGTGCAGCCTCGGAAAGAGTGACTTCATCAGCCGCCTCCCCGTTGCTGGTCAATGCTTCAACGGTGTACCATTTACCATCGATGCAAATCCGGCTACCTTCGCCCACATAGGTTGTGTTACAAACATCGTTCCAATGACCAGTACGATTTGCGGCGGTGTCAAGCGTCCATTTGTCAATTTCAGCCCCGGCCCCGGAAGCTCGTTTATCCGGGAGAGGATCACGGACAAGATAAACCGTGCTGGCGGCTTCGATCAAATTTCCCCCTCGGAAAACACCGATACCAACCTGAGAGGCGTTAGCCGCCGCCCCAGGCGTATCATTGAAGGTTTTACCACCCGCCACCTCGGCGGAGCGCATATCCTTTGACCAATGATTTAGAGGAAAGGTTGCAGTTTCAAGATTGTAGACCTTCACCCAATCAGGAATAAAACCAATTCCTAAGTAAAGGTCTGCCCCGGTTCCATCGAAAGTACCTGTTGCTTTCATAATAATTTTCTCCTTGTTTATTAAAAGTATTTATCTGGTGATAAAATCTCCCTGTTTATTTGGTAAAATTAAGCCGGGCTAGCGGTAGCTGCACACTCCATCCGGGCAAACCAAAGCTGATTAAGGATTGCGGCGGTTTGGTATGTTTTCCAGGATACCCAACCAATCTGACCAGCCGGATCGGTTTTACTCGGTTTCGGATTCACCACCATCGGCGTGACCGCATTATACCCCTGCAAGGGGACAATGCCGTAAGCGTTTTGAGCGGTAAACAGAAGCGGGTAAACGTCACAATCTGCGGCGCTGGAAACCTCTACACCACCTGAGAGGTAGGTCGTTCCGGACGCCCCGGCCACTTCCCACGGATCGAACATGGCGGTTAGAATAATACGGAATTGCTCAACTTTCCCAATCTCTCCGGGCAGCAATTTTGTAGAATCCGCATACTTTTCACCTTCCAGGAATCCGGTAAGGCCACGAATATCGGCGTCAAGATCGGTATGTCCCATGCAAAAAAAGGCAGGGGCAACCGGCTCGGTTGAAATCCGATGTGAGGCTTTTATGATTTTCGATATTTGCCGGGCTTTGTTTCTCATAAAAGACCGATAAATTTTGCGAAAATCACTTCGGGTAGGCGGAGAATCAACCGTTGCACGGCTCGTTACACCATTGGCGTAAAAAACATTACTTCCGGCTTTCAGGATATTAATCCGTAATTCTTCAACGGTCTCGGCGGATTGTTCCCCACAAAGGTCAACGGCTTCATTGAAAACGTTGTCTTCGTGAGTGTCCTTAATCACATCGGAAATCTGAACCGCATCTCCGTATTGTTCCAGGGTCGCAGTAATATCGACCTTTGTTAATTTCTGACCTTGGGGCGGTACTCCCTCGGCCAAGGGCGCAGTTGCCCTGGGGAATGAATTGTACCGGCGCCACTTCACCGTCTTTGATTTGTTTTTCTGTTGTGGGTCGGTTTGCCCGAAACGTTCAATCACCATAAGATGCTGTCCACGTTTTAACAGGCGCTTCTTTGCGTAAGCTGCTGTTCTCGGAGAAATATCTCCGTAAGTAGTATAATTCGGCATAATAAAGGCTCCTTGCTATTATTGTTTTCGATCATGCCTGTCTGAGCCTTTATCATAGAGGGAAAGCGGCTTCTGCTGGTACGTTGATCTGTTTTAATTAAATAACCATGAATTTCACTAACCGCCGGCATTTTGGCCGGCTGCATTTCACTTCTATTTGGGTTCCCTTACCCATCACGCCCTTGAATAGCAACACTCCACAATATGAACAGCGATGCTCTCGGTTTTCATTAATATGAACAACCGGCTTTAAATCATACTTGTACAGGGCGGTATCTTTTGTTTTAATCTTCTTCAAAAATTTCCTCTGCCTCGGCTTCCTCTTCTTTTTCTGTTTTTTCTTTCGACTTTCGGCCTTTTTTCTTTGACCTCATCGTGTGGCTGTGAAGATCGTCTTTTTTCTTTTTTTCTTTCCGGGCGGAATCGTCATGGTCCTCGCCCTTCTTTTTGTCTAAATCCCATTTATAAAAATCAAGGCCAGCAATAAAGTTTTCAACCGCTTGCCGGGTATCACCGTCATTGACAAAAAGGCGCTGAATAGCCTTTGGTTGATCGTTAATCCATGCGGCAAAATCTTCATCAACCAAATTCCCCTTATCGTCAATCTCGGTTATTTTTTCAGCATCAGGGTGTTTCCTGGTAACGTCCAGCCTTAATTCTAATCGTGCGATTGTGTGGCCAAGCTCTTCCCTGGTAGCATAATCCGGCTTTTCCTTGTCGCTTTCTTTCGATTCAAGCATCCGGTTTGCAATGCCGGTCGCTATTTTTAAAATAGCATTATAATCTTCCGGGTAAGATTGCTTGTATTCTTTTAAATCAAAATCATCATCATCAAGCTCAAGGTCTTCATCGGCCTTTTTGTCGCTCTTTTTCTTGGGAGAAGGTTTTTCCTCTTCCTCTTCCTCTTCTTCGTCCTCGTCTTCATCCGATCCGATAAAATCAAGCAAGGGATTATTGGATTCGCCGGCTTTCTTTTTGTCTTCTCTCAACCCGGCCAGCTTTTCAGCTATTTGTTTGGGCGTTAATTCATCATCCTCGCCCTCTTCGTCCTCTTCATCATCCCCGGCATCATCATCATCATCGGATTCATCGTCTTTGGAATCTTTGGAGTCCTCGGAATCCTTTTTTTTGGTTTTATCCTCTTCGCCGTCTTCATCGTCAAATATTCCTTCGGCGTCCATTTCGTCCTTATCCTCTTGCTCTGCGATCTCTTTGTCATTATCGTCTGGCATTTTATGTGTCTCCTTCGTCTATGTTTTCAATATATCGCTTTGCGTCCGGTGTTAATTGCTCAATCCATTCAAAAGCGGCCAACATTCCTAATTTGTATCTTACATCTCGTTTTATTTCGTTATGAATCTCCGGTTTTTTAATCACATCAGACATAATCTCGCCTTTGCGCCTGTCAATCGCCTCTAAAAGCGCAACCGTTGGACCGGAATCGTAAGCATTTGCGATATTAATGATCCGGCGGCTGTCATTGTCTGAGTATTTTAAAAGATCGGCCATTTATTTTTTCAAAGCGTCCATTTCCTGTTGCATACGTTTTCTGCGATTCTGAATCGCTCTTGAAGTGGGGTGTTTCGGATTTAGTTTTACTTTCGGTTTAGGCGGCATAGACGGAAACCTTTTAAAAATTCCTTCAAGTAAAGACTTTACAAGCGATTTTCTTTCAGGCTGCGGCATGATTGTACTCCTTTTTTTAAGTTACGGCTTTGAGTTTACGTTCTTTCGGTTGCTTCTGCTCTTCCCCGGCATCGGCATTTCTTACCCCGGCGGCGGATTCGGCCTCTTGAATCCTGATATCGGATTGGTTCTTTTCAGCCTCGGAATCCTCTTTCCTGGACCTGGACTCGTTAAATTTGGCCTCTGATTGAGTTTTGCTGCTTGCATCACTTATGTTTTGATCCTCAATCTGCCTTACACGCTGTTGTTCCGCCTGGGCGGCTTCATCATCGGCCTGTTTCTCTTCCGGGCGCCTTAATGAGAGACTTGGATCAACCGAAAGCGCCATGGATATCTCACGAATCATATCCCTAACGTTGGTTTCGATCAAAGTTGCGTCATTGTTAATAAGAATATTGAATAACTGTAACAGCTTTTGAAGCCTAATAACCTTGTCCTGATAAGATTTATATCCCAGGGCTTGAACAATCAGGTTTCGTTTCTGAATCGATAAATCAGGATCAAGCATGTTATAAACATAAAAAGACATAATGACCGGTTCAATCAGGTTTTCATCGTAATTGCGAACCACGCCACCAAGATACTTACCGGCATTGGTTTGAAGCTGGTTTAATTCAAAAGCCGTGTCGGCCTTTTGTTTCTCATGTATGGCACCTTGCAAAATCTTGGGTAATTGCGACTCTTCATCGGCGTATCGCTCAAATAACCCAATCCCGGATAAGAGACTTTCACCAACATCGGGGATTACAACGGCATGTAACGCCTGGGCCGCATTATCAATGTCCTCGGATAACTTAATTCGCATACCAGGGGTTAAAGTGTCTCCCATTTTTTGAAAGAAACTCTCTTTAGCCGCTAATATGACATTTCCGGACAACTTTTTATTATCTTCAAAAGCCCGAACCATGCCGTTTAATACGGTCTGAGTCTGTTCAAGGTTGTCGGCTACGCCACAACCGCCCGGAAAATCAAGCCTAATTTCCCAAGGCGTCCAGAAATAAGGCCGCTCGTTCTTTTCAACTCTCGCATACCTGATAATTTGATCGCCGGCAATCAAAGCCATTATCTCGACTTCATCACCATCATTCTGACTATTCTCATTAGTATAGATATAATCGCTTTTTTCACGATCTTTTTCAAATTCCTCGGCAAAAGCTCTCGGCACCCTGGCCCAAAACTCTTTCATGGGAATAACGCTGGTATAACGGGACATTTTTTGAGCGGCGGAAGCCGGGGGAGTGGCCCAATCAGGATCATAATCTTGATTATTGACTCCGGAAGTGCTTGACTCTGTTGTTTTTTGAGAAGCGTATTCGGAGATAACATCTTCAATCGTATCTGGAAAAAAACCAGGATATTGCATAGATTGTCTTAACAAATAAGCCGATGAATAATCAACTTGACAAATACCGGCGCAATCCTGAATATCCTCAATCTCGTAATCCCTGAATATCGAAAAACAAGACACATATTCCCAACCGGGTTGATTGGCCTCGCTCGTTACCTGATCGAATCGGCCAAACTCGTTTTGCTGAAAATTCACTCGCTGAATGGAATCTATGAACCGTTTTGCGTAGGATTCGCCGTAGATAGCTCCGGACATGACACACTTCATAAGCTCCCTGACAGCCTTGGTGTCCTTTAACTGTTGCCGGATCACCCTGGCCATGTCCTCAATGTCTTCTATAATGACGGCACGTTCTTCCCTGGGAAGGTCTTCAAGAACAATGTTGTCTGAGGGAGCGGGTTTTAAATCAAATGGGAATTTATCATCTTGGAGGAAAATGTCGATTACAATCGACCATGCAGATAGGATTTTTTGCTTTGTTATGCCAATGAAAGTGTCTGAGCGCCAATCTTCCGTTTCCTCTTCTTTCCAGGTGTCTTTCCAAAAACGGCCTGAAATGCGCTCAAAAGCCTCCATGTTTCGGCGCCACTTGTCTTCAAATATGGCGGCTCTATTGTGCTTCCAGTTAGAAAAATACTCTTCCAATAAAAAGGCGGCAAGCCCGGATGTCTCCATAGTTTAATCCTTTGAATGAACTTTATCATCTAACCGCCTCTTAATTGTGCAATCGCATATCAAAAATTAATCAGTTTGTCAAGTACGGAATTTTATTATACCCGAATAACAAACATTGCAAAGCATGAATGGCCGGCTCGGCCTTTTTAACGGTTTTGTAGGTGTCAATCGCTCTTTGTAAGGGTGTGTCCCTGTTTATTAATAACCGCCGGGTCTTTAATAGCTGCCAAATAGCCAAGTAACCGTCTTCGTCTGTTCTCCAATCAACCGATACCAGGGTCGGCTTTGGCTCTATCATTACCGATCTTTGTATGTCTAATCGGTATTTTTGAACCATGGGGAGCGGTTGTTTCCAGTAATAAAGCCGGCAAAAATACTTCGACCATCCATCGTTCACAAAGTTACTAATGCCTTTGTATTCAATCGCTAAATCGTAATTTAGAATATTCTCAATCGTAAGATATTCTAATTGCTCATAAACCGTTACGGTTCCATTGGCTTCCCGCCCTGCAATCAACAAGAATCCGCCGATCTCTTCACCTTTTAATTGAATCGGAGTCGGGAAACACAAGCCGCCCCGGACCTGGGAAACAATGGGAAGAGGCCGGGTTTTATCGTAAAGGATAGATGCGTTTTGTTCCATATCCCATTCGACCGCCGTAATCTCAGGCTTTGGGATTATTATTTTCTTTTTTTGCTTTGACAACATCCTTCCTCTCTTCCCGGCGGCAATAATCCATTAAAGTGTTACATTCCTTGGCCTTTGACCGGTTCCCGCCTGATTTACCGCCCCAAATGACATGAGCATAACAATAAACAAGATCGGCCTTATGATCGTAATCGGCGGCGGGACACGCCGTATCTGTATGGTTTTGCCTCATGGCTACAATTCCAAGTGTGTGTGGATGGGGTGACAGGAATCGAACCTGTGTAACAGGGATCAAAACCCTGGGTCAAGCCACTTGACTACACCCCAAATTTATTATTCAAAATCAAGGCCGTTAAGGTAATTTACCATTCGTTTCGTTTTCTTAACAGCATCATGCTCGCGCTTTCCATCAAAACTTTTCTCAAAACTGGTCTTAACCACGGCAGATACATGACGCTGATTATCGTAAACACCATAACATCTTTGATAATAATCGATTAAATCAAGGTCTCTATCCTTAAACGGCGTCTGATTTATCCCATTAGACATGCTTCGACATCCTCATTATCGGTTAATGCTCCTGATTCTTCTATCAATCGTGCCAACCATGCCATTGAATCCACTTCATCATCATGTGGATGAACACCAAAGCCAACCATTTGATCCTGAACATCCTTCATCCAGGGCGCTTGCATCGGAAATAACCACAATCCCTGCCTCATTTGTCCCTGTAACGTCCTGGCCCTGGCCCTCTTGTCCTGAATAGGAACTAATAATTCGTAATTAAAATCACCAAGACGCTCCTTCTTGATCTGACTCATTAAATATGCCCATATCCCCTTGCGCTCCTTACCCTCTTCAAAGCCCCACAACAACGGGTGCCATTGCTTGTGAACATCGATAATCACCTGTGACACTTTGAATGAATCCGCATCTCCTTTGAAATTGTACGAATCTATCAACAAATATCGTTGATCGGGTAATATTGCGGCTACTTTTATCGAATTAGAATCGTTCTCCTTCTTCTCACCTAACGCAAAGTCCATGGCCGCATAAATCTGAACAATTCGATGCTCATTCATCAAGGCAAGATGGTTGCCGGCATCGATGAACCAATCCTTCGGAAAGAAAAGCCCCTCATCCGGGACCGGGTTTTGTCCAATCTGGCCGGCATAACCATACGCTCCCAGGTCAATCCTTAGTGATTCAAGGATAGATCGACTCAACCGCTTCGGGTCCAATAGCCCATCCTTATAGAATTTCCGGGCGGATTCGGGCTTGATTTCATACGAGTCCTCCCCAGGTAAACAGATATGATGCACCCTTTTACCCTTCGTTGACAGCCATTTCCCGGTTGGGTCTTCTAAATGTAAGCGCTGCTGAATGAGAAAGGTGGACGTAACGGCCTTATCGACCTTACGAGTGGGGAGAGTTTGACTCATCCAATAAGGCGCCGTCTTCCTTTCGGCCTCTGACTTGGCACCTTCCGGATCAATCGGATCATCGATAATCAGGATGTGACCGTGCATCCCTGTGACCGTGCCACCTACCGATGTGGTGTGTCTGACGCCGCCGTACTCGTTCTTGAATCTGCCTTTGGCATCTGCATCGGCTCTGACGCTCATCTCAGGGAAATAGTGTTTGTATGTGTCTGATTTGATTAAATCTCGGGAGATTGAAGAATGTTCAAGACTTAGATCGCCGGAATAGCTGGCTGTAATGAATTGAAGGTCTCTACCATAAAGGATTTTGCCGTTGTGTTCGACCTGGGCAATCCAACACCATGCCGGAAAAGCAATGGTACAGGTGATTGACTTGGTTGATCCAGGCGGAACATTGGTGATTACCTCAAAAGGATTGTCTTCTCGCCTGATTACCCTCTCTGCTACCGCCTGTAATTCGTTGCAAATGTATTCGATATGCCAATTCCAGACAGGCTTCTCGGTCGATATCTCATGCCAAAGCTCTTGCAAGAAGAAGAAATAATCGGTCCGGCATCGATACGACATGACGTTATCAGGCGCTTTCTTGATATCCTGATAGATTCGATCCCTGGGCGCCTTATCGGCCATTAGTCACCTTGTCTTCCCCGGCTGCGGAGCCTAATCTCGCTGCAATCTTGGCCTTTTGGTATTCAGCCCTTAATCCAATCGCCCTGATTTGCCGGGTTTTCTCGTTGATTGCATACCTTGTCTCTCTGTGTGCGTAATCGCCGTAGACTTGTCGCCTTAGTCTTTTCGCTTTGGTTCCCCTCACAAATCACCGCCTTTTTCATAATGTCATGGCCTCACCGGCTCTTTAGGAAGCCTATCACTCCCAAAAAGTCATGGTATGATAGCCATAAATCCGGGGTTATTGTCGCATTTTTGCCAATATCGTCCTCATCTGTGGTTAAAAATAGCCTCATTTTGCCGCCCTTCTCCGCTTTTGCGGCTTTAAATCGCCTCTCAGGTTTTTAAAATTAGCCATCCCTGCCTTATGTGATGGTTATGTTATCCACTTCATTTGAGCCACAACCGCCTGATATCATAGAGTATGGGCAAACACCCTGCGGTATGGTACTGTCAAACGTACTGTCAACCTGAGTTTTCACTATTCACAATCCGTTATCGCCTCTGAATATACCCACCTAATCCCGCCGAAACCATCTGGCCAAGGAGGAAACCCCATGTCACCAGGGGATTCTAAGGCCATTTGGCAACGTGAACCCCAAACTATCCACGCTGATCCGGCACAAACCCACGAAACGGCCCAGGCGGAGGCGGAGTCACCTGAACCGTAGAAACCTTATCAACCTTACACACTTTCATCTTCAACCTGTTTAGCGGCCTCTCTCTTGGCCACAATGGCGTCAGTAATTTGCACCAATTCTTCCCGACTTAACTCGGCGTACATATTTATGGAATTAACCACAACCGGCTTTTCGGTGTCCTTGTACATTCCCCGGACCTTGATCGCCATGTCCAGGTAACGGCGCTGTTCACCTATACAATCCCTTGGCTCTGACTCAATGATCTCGCCGGCATTGTGAAATAACTTAGTTTCCTTAACATTTAAGCCCTTTACGATACGAGCTTGTAACTCATTTTCGGATAAAAGAACGTTGTCAAAAGCCTCGGTAATGAAATGTTTAAGCTTTACGAAATTCTGAACTCCGATGGTAGAAGCGCTCTCAATCGTACAATCATAGGCTCTCAATGCGGATTGTCTTTTGTTCAAGTATGTGGATTTATTGGAAGAGTCGCAATAAGCGGCTAACCACGCTTTTTGCTTAGTGGTGAGTGTGTTGTAATCGGTATAATCTACTTTGTTTGGATGGACCATGTTTAACCGCCCCTTTTCTTACGAGCGATTAGGCGTGGTTTCCCTATCTTTTTAACCGTTTTTTTCTTAGTTTTGGTCCTTGGTTTAGGTTTATCCCTGGCTTTTGCTGCCGGTTTTGGTTGTGCAGCCGGCGCAATCATGGGTACGAATCCATCTTTTTGTCTACGATCCAGGCTTGTTTTTTTAAATCCGTTTTGTGATTTAGTTATCACATCTTTTGGATTCACATAGACGATAGTCTTTGAAATTGTCACAGATTATCTCCTTTGGTTAGTTTTACTGCAATATTTAGAACGATAGAATGGATTCTAATCGTGTTATTTTTAATTTGTCAACCGTTTAATTTTCAAGCTCTTTTTTTCTCATTTCATTTTTAAAGTCTGTTATCATTTTATGGACCTCTTCCGGTGTTTTATACCCTGGGTCTCCTGGTTTTGGTTTTTTTGGCATATCGGACGGTTTGTATTTATGAGCTAATTTATAATTAACTGCTGCGGCTTTTGATTCCATTCTATCCTGTTTAGATGCTGGTTTATTATGTGGGAATCTTGGTGCGGCGTAGTTTTGTTCGATAGCTTCCCGAAAATAATAATTTGGATCGGGTGGATCGGTTGTTTGGATTGCTTTGGCCACGGATTTTCTAATGGCTTTATCCTGGGTGGGTGTGTATCGGTATCCGGCTTCTTTTTTATGGGTGAGGAATTGTTTCCATATTTCCGGGCTTGTTTTTGGTGGTGGTTTTTTTAAAGAGTCCCTTAAAAAATCATCCCCTAGGTTTAATCCCCTTTTTTCCCCCTTGGGGGGGGGTAGGGGGGGGTTTTTCTTTTCTTTTAACTTCTTCATTAGCTGCTAGATCGTTTGTGGATATTTGGACATCGTTTGTTGATATTTTGGAAATCGTTTGTGGATTTTTTAACAAAGCATTGTTGAATCGTTTGCCGTTTTTTATTTCCTCCGCTTGATATTGCTCCCAATTTAAGATAGTTATCAACCTTCCGCCCTTTGTGGATTCGTTTGTTAAAAATCCGACCATCGTTAGCCACTTTATCGCCGTTCGTATGCTAGAATCTGACAATCCTTTGTCACATCGTTTGTGGATTGATTTTAGGGACGTTACCATCTGCCCCGGCTTTAAATGGTAAACTTGCCCGTTCCATTCCCAGGTGGCGTCTTTCCAATTTGCCATTAATAATAAGGTAATCATTACCACTTTCGTTTTAGGGGGCGCCTCTTTCCAGGCTCTCTTGGTTAATAAAACCCGATACAACCTTATCCATCCAGAATTATATTCAATGGCCATGGCTCCGCTCTCCCTTCCCTGGTGGATTTTCTACCAGCCTGTCAAACTGGTAGATTTTCTACCAGCCTGTCAAACTGGTAGATTTTCTACCGGCTCGTCAATCTGGTAGGTTTTCTACCAGCAAAAAAAAGAAAGCGCCTGGAACATGCACGGTGGGACCAGCCACCGCCGGGGGCTTACACCATCCGGATTCCAGACGCTTCCTTAAATTTGTATGGTTTGTATGATCCGATTGCATAATCGGATAATTACCACGATAAAAGAGAAAGTCAACACTTTCACGGTCGCTCTTGTTGTCAAAGTCTATAAAAAAACATAAAAACAGACCTTAGTTAAAATAATTCATTTTTCTTTAAAATAGTTTTTTTAGCCTTTTATTAAATCAATTAAGGTATTTAATCCCTATTCTTAAAGGTTGTACCTAAACAAACCGTCAATTTTTTTTCGTTCCTTGGCTTGACATTGAAAATAAAGTCCTCATAATTAGAGACCACAGGCAAAAACCCATGGCAAACAACCAAACAAAATGCAAAAGGAGTCAGACCATGAAAAAAAGGCACATCAACACCGGTTGTCTCTATTCTAAGGACGGCCAAGAAATTACCATCGTGGATGATCCAGACCTGGAATTAACCCACTTCATCGACCATTCTCGGGGCATCTCCGGTTTCATAATGGGGATCGACCTATCAATCGCAGACGTTATCAAGGCTTACCTACGCAACGATTATTCCTGGTGCAAACTTAATCAAAACACCCAAACCCTGATCGATAACGATCACGAAAATAACGACCTTACCTTTATAGATTGGAAAAGCCAGTACAATCAAATGGGATCGTGTTTGTAAACCAATAACCCAAAATGCAAAGGAGACCGACTATTGAAATTAAAACACATCAAACTGAAACCGACCTATCTTACCTTGGCTGACCTGAACAACGATGTTCCCTGGAATGGTGAAATCTTTGCCGAATTAATGGAAGAGCTTTTTAATACGGTCAAATTCGGTTTCGGCAATCTGAACATGCCGGCCTGGACAACCAAACCGACCCACATCCGTTTCCTTAAACGTCAAATCAGACTCTTGCTGGCTTAGATGCCGAAAGGAACTCCAACGATTATGACCGGACAAAAAAAAGTCGATTGCAATGTCAAGGCACGGAATCGAAATTGCATGGATTGTGGTAAGGCCATTAAGGCCAACATCGTAAACCGAAAGGAAAATCCCGTATTTTACTGTTTTCCTCATTTCAAAATGCGAAACCCTGGCCATTCCCGGCGTAATTATGCCATGTGGCCCAGGAAGGTAGCTGCGACCAAGTCATATTGGGATCGCAAACCCGGCGCTTAACTTCTGCCAAGGCTCCCCGGCTCCGGTCGGGTGGCCTTATCGGTAAGTTAATCCAATCGAAAGGGGGTGACGAAAACATGAAAGGAACGGTAGCCGCAGATACACCGGTAGGAATCGTATCTCTGGACGGAATCCGGTTTAAGCCTTTTATTTTACCCAGGGTATTAACCAGGGGAAAGCGAAAAGGTCATTTTGAAATTTTTCTAACCAGGGGCCGGAAAGACGGTAAGATCGTAATTGGCCAGAAAAAGATCGTAACTCGGAAGAACATCAAAACTCTTCCCTCGGACTTCAAAGAAAAGGATGCAGAATAATGACCAAACGTGAAGCATTGGCGATATTAAAGCCAACAGATTGTAGCAAGGATGCGGTTCGATTGGCCTTTAGGACCGAAGCCATGAACCATCATCCGGACCATGGCGGAGAAACCCGCCGTATGCAGCTTGTAAATGAAGCCTACACGACTCTTCTCAGGCACCTTGCTAACGGTTGGAACTGGACGACCTGGAATCAGAAACAGGCGAATACCGATGTTCCTTTGACCGAGACCGTTAATGCCATTTGGGAGAAAATCAAACATCTTCCCAAAATCGACATTGAGCTTTGCGGTACCTGGATTTGGGTAAGTGGCTGCTCCAGGTCAAAAGAAGATGCGGCGCTTAGAAAAGCCCTGAAAGATGCTGGCTTTAATTTTGCCCGGAAAAAGGAAAAATGGCAATGGCACCCGCCGGGGTACAAGAAACGGGGCAAGAAGACCTACTCCATGGATCAGATCAGGGAACACTACGGCTCCGTAGACCTGGACAAAGACGAACATAGCCAAGTAGGTGCGGCTGCGTAAATTAAATGGCAGGGTGAAAGCCCTGCCTTTCTTTTTAAAAGGAGGCGACAAAATGAAAGAGCGATTTTATTATATCCGAGACAAAAAAGAAGTCCCGGTCATAACGGTTTGTATTATAACAGACGGCGCACATCGATCAAGAGGGATCGCGCTTTGTTCTAAACTGGATATGCCCTGTAAAAAGGTTGGTCGGAAAATAGCGCGGGAACGAGCAAGATCAGCTATATTGGGAGGGAAGAGTCTTTGCCGGATTGGAAAATCAGAAAAAGATACCTTTAGTCATTTCGTTGATGCGCTTTGTTCCTGGAATTTAGATTCTATCTATATTTCAGGTTTGGCGCATGATTCTAACGATTACGATTTTTATAAAGGTCTCTTCAATCCATCATTTAGCGAATTTAAAGAAAAAATAATAAGTGGAGATAAAAATGAAAACCGCACACATCAAATTAAAAAGCGACAATTTTAATGGTGTTCATCCAGATTGCCGGGAATACACCAACCGAAGGTGGTTTAGCTCTTTACTTGAAGATTTACAAGAATTAGTCATAGCCAACAGAGGCCCAAATTGTGGAGCTAAACATAAGCGGCTCGGTAACTTGCTGGCTCCGTGGGCGGATTACAGGTCAACCGTGGCCAGCTTGAAGAAAGATATCAGAAATCTTCTATTGCGGAAGTATCAACCGTTGGCCGACATAGATGCAGAAATTAAAATGCGAAAGGAAACCATGACCATGATTAGCTCTTGTGACATTGGATATTATACTATAATGACCGGTGGATATTATACTTTGGTTTGTAAAAACCGGGCTTTTGATAGAGCTTTTGAAAAGGAGACTAAAATGGCCGGATGCGGAAAAAAAATGGAAGAATACGTTCCAAGTGGATTTGACTACAAGAAGATCACGGTAAAATGCGGGAATACCTCACCATCGGGTGATCCCTGGCTATGTGACGATTGTGCCGAACGATATGCCGGGACGGATTGGCGCAGGGAAGCCGAACTCAATGGCGAAGCCTGGGGAGAGGATGATTATTAGCTTTTGATTTTATCCTGAATGACCGGGTGCCGGTCCGGTCATTTTGATGTAAAATCAAACTCAATCGGAAGGGGGTGAAAATAATGATTTTATTGCTTGAAGATGAAAGCAAGGTGAAAGGAATTAAACTCAGGCCCGAGTCTGAACTTGACCTTGAAGATGTAAGGCGGTTCTTTTGTACCGTTATGGCTCATGTCGAAGTCCAAGGCGCTGCTCACATCCTGATTGACAACGGAAACGAACGAGTCAGCGAACCCAGGCACTTCATTTTGAAAAAAGCGAAAAATGTTACCCATCCAATAATAAAGGACAAAGATGAAAAAAGCTAAAGCCATTACCGATTTTGGCCGCTCTATGCCGATCACAAGCGTTAGAACCGGTAAGCCAAAGGGATACTTACCACGCTACGCTGTTTGGGGCTATAACGGCTATTAGGACGGAAAGGACGAAGTGATTGCAACCGGGAATAGTCTTTACGATCTTAAACAGGAATTTGGCGATCTACCATTACATCTAATAAAGGAGAGATAATACCATGTCAGAACCAATCATAGAATACATTGGAAAAAACGGAGTGATTAGTAATCCAGAAATAAGGCGGCTATATATGCCGAAACCTGGGGATGTAATTGACTTTGGAGAATTTGAAGGAACCTACCCTTTTACATCCGGAAAATTTGGCCGGATCGATTCGGAAACCACTTTGCTGTATGATGATACAGACGTTCTTTCGGTTTGCTGCGGAAACGCAAGCGTCTTTTGGTGTAACAAAGACACCGTTTCAATCTCCGGGGGACCGTTCGGCGCCGTTCATAAGAACTGGCTTGATTTTATCGGTCTCAAAAAAGTAGGTTTTTGGAATTGGGGGGACAACAATCCGGGCGCTGACCAGGGTGTTCATTACTGGATTACTCGGCCTTTGTTCCTTCTCAGCAAATATAACGAAAAAGAATTGGCTTAATTTTATCCTGTAATCGCCTGGGCGCAATCCGGGCGATTAGATGTAAAATTAATCTAAAAACGGAAGGGGGTGAAGAACTTGTATAATAGTGAACGGTTTTATGCGGCAATTCGCAAATCTGTTTACGACAATCGTGAATGGATCGATTTAACAACGGCGTCTTACATGATAGAAATAACCGTTGAAAAGGCGGGAGAGGCCGAAAAACGCTTGCCTAATTGGGCAGTACAAAACCCAATGGTAAGGGTAGGCATTATGACGATGAAGGAGTTTAATAATGGCTAAGACATTGCTTGGCGTCCTTTATGGCGCTGTTTCGGCATCGTTAGTGTGGAATCAAATACTGTGGCCAAGTGAGGAAGCGGTAATAGGCTTGGTATTTTGTTTCCTGGGCGGTCTGACTTATCTAATCGTTTGTGCAGTTATTGAAAGTTAAAAAAAAGGAGACTAATAAAATGGCTTACAGACACATCAATTATAACGAGTTACAGTTTATCCCATGTCCGGAATGGACGGAAACTTGGCACCCTATGTCTCACCATCAGGTTATTGTGTCCCTCGGGAAAGCGCTGGTGAATGAAGGGATCGGAATCCGTGACTATGATATCGTGGTCTCGGAAGATGGTAAGAAAATGTTTTCAACCTATACCCTGGACGTCAACCTTAACGGCGAAGGTTACGTTCAGATCGGCGTCAGACAGGCCACCGACAAGTCTTTTGCCCTGGGTGCAGTAGCCGGAATTCACGTTATTTGCTGCGAAAACCTGTGTTTTTCAGGCGGATACATCAATTTTAAGCGCCATACGAAGGGAATGGATGAAGATTCTTTACAAAAATTCCTAAAAGAAGCGCTTAAAACGGCTCTCAGCCGGTCAACGGATCAATGGGAATGGCAAAAAGCCCTTAGAAAGTGGTATGTCAGCCCGGATCAATTCAAGATTTTAACCTATGATCTGATTGACAAGGGAGTTATGCCGGCATCGAAGTTGAAACGGTATCAACTGGAAGTAGCGGAAGAAACCCGGTTGAATTTCAACTACCGGACCTTGTATCAAATCCACGGCGGCGTTACCCGGATGTATCGAAGCCGATCTATGGTACATCGATTACCGGGAATAACCGAACGGCTGAACGCTGCTTGTGACGATTATGTGAACGAGTACAAGCTAGCGGCTTAACTGTTTATAGGGCTACCAGGGCGCTTCCAAGAGGCGGGGGGAGTGTCCTGGTGGTCTGAGTATGCAGTTAATCTAAAACAGAAAGGTGGTGAAAAAAAATGGAAAGAATAGACCCGTTTGCCACTCTTGAAGAGATAAGCAAACATTTTGATAGCATAGATCAAACGGACCCGGAGAGGCTTGTTGTGTTCCTTTCCGATGTTGTGACCAGGGGCTTTATGGAATGTTTGATGCAAGGTTCTCCGTATGAATGGGAACATGCAATCACAAAGGGAGAGGCCGCTATTTTGCAGCCAATTTGAGAAGTCCCAAAAAAAAGAAAAAAGCTAAAAAATGGAAAAAGGAGAAAGATAGGGAGGAAAAAAAAAGAGGAAAACCATGAAGAAATTACTATTAGCTCTAAAGAACAGGCTCGACATTTGGAATCTTATTTATCACGATGTTTGGGAAACTCCGCTACCCTATGATCTGCGATTGTATAACGTAAATCGGCCAGGACATAGGCTCCACGGATCGACCCTCTCTTACAAGATTGCGAAATGAATAACAACTTATCACCGGTTCACTTTTTTAAACTCTCGCATTGCCGGCGGGGTTTAGGTTGAGATGAACGCACAACTTGTGACGTAAGTACCTGATAGGTTTCGGGTAGCCGGTGAAAGGGGGTGAACAAGGGATTATCCAGGCAAGCCAGTTAATATTAACCACTATAAGAAAGGACAAAACAATGAAGAGAAAACGAAACAGATGGATAGCGATCATGGTTGTGGTGTTTTTTTGGGGGCTTTTGTTCCATGTAGGCGCCCATGCAACAACGCCACCGGAATGTTACGAGTGTCCTCCAGGACCGCCGGGACCGCCGGGACCGCCGGGAAAAGGTGAAAAAGGCGATAAAGGCGATAAAGGTAATACAGGAGAAGCCGGAGCCGATGCAACGGGCGGCGGCGGAAGCTGCAAGCCCTGCACGATCCCCCTTGCATTTTATGTAGATACAGGGGGTGGCCCGGTGTTCCGAGAAAACCGAGAATGGTGTCCTGTGGTGCCTAGATTAAACGATATTCTAAAGTTTGAAGATGATTTACAATGCACCGTGAATCAAGTAATATGGCAGGTAGAAGGTCGACCACTTGTCCATGTGTTCTGCACTACCTCGCCACCTGGGGCGCAAGCCGATCTTAGCAATTTATATACGAACGAAGAAAAGGCGGCAATCGCAGGGGTGGGGGTAGATGGAAGTCCATGTTTTATTGGATCGTTATTTGAATAAATAAAAGAAAGATAAGATATGGTGCAGTATTAGAGCCACCCGCTTTCGGGTGGGTGGCTCATTTGAAAGGAGTATAAAAATGGCATGGTGCAATATTTGTAATGATTTTATGCTTTATCCGGATACTCATAAATGTCCACCAATCTTTGAAGTTTGCCAACATGAATATGATCCTGACTATTGGATGAAAATAAGGGCAAGAGATGAAGCAATGGCGGCGGAAAAGTGGGCAGAACAAGATGATTGTGAATCTTCGGAATATCAAATTGTAAGGGGAACTGATACCGAAGTGTGGGTGCGTAAATGGGGAGAGAGCGAAATTAAAAGGTTTATGGTAAGCGGGGAGTCTGTGCCTGAGTATACAGCAACACCTATCCACAAAAAGGAGAAATGCAAAAATGGACATAAAAAAGTATGAATCACATCCGGAATTCACCGGAGAACCGATTTTTGAAGTCGGGGAATATCTTAGCCGCTATGATTATGCTGCCACACTTTTAGAAACATTAATCGCATACACCTGTAAAGCGGCGCCCGACACTCACGACACAAAAACCTTTTTCAGAGCTATGCGAAAATCATTGAAAGACCTGGAAGGGCTTGAAAAGGCATTGCAGGGTAAGGGAAGAATCAAAAACCAAGAGAAGCCAGATATCTATGAAGTTATTAATTCTTTAAAGCTACGACAACAAATATTGTCACGAAAAATCACGATGATCGAAGAGCTTGTTGGATCGGGAAAAAAGAAACCGAAAGATATCGTTAAAATCCTTGAGTTGTTGGATGAAACAAAAACCGACAACAAAAAGCTCAAAGTTACTTTTAATCAACTGAAAAGAAAAACGCAGCTATTGTCTAAGCTGACAAAAATCGTCTAATGAAAGGGGGCAGTTATGTTTCAAGTTGTTGAAAAAATATTTGCAGTTAGAAAGTTAGAGGAAATATTTAGCCGGGAATTTCTTTTAGACCTATCGGTAGACCTTGGGAAAATGGCGAATGATTTTGAAATTGACCTTGAAACCGACAAAGGGCGCAAGGAGATAGCTTCCCAGGCTTACAGGGTTACACAATCCAAAACATTTATTGAAAAGCGGGGCAAAAAATACAGCAAAATATTAAAGGCCCAGGCTAAAGTGGTTGATGAGGCCCGGAAAGAATTCAGGGAAAACATGGACGCTATAAGGGATGAAGTACGAAAGCCCCTTACAGATTGGGAAGAGGCGGAAAAGGAACGGATTGCGGCCAGGGAATTGGCCATGGCCATTGAATCAGATCACGAAGAAGCCCTACTAATGAACGGCGAATTTGACCGGCAA